CTGTCAGGCCAGCAGATCCATCGCGCGCACGTTGCGCAGGGCGCTGGCGCTTACGCGGTGCATCAGGCCGCCGTGGTCGCCGTCGCGGCGCACCCATGTGATCCACGCCGCGTCGCCGTCTGTCTTGACGACAATTGCCAAGCGGATGACATAGCTTGGCTCCGTCGACGCGGTCACGTCCTGCACATCAGCGACCGTGTAGGTCTTCAGCGTCTTGCCCGCCATGTGGTGATCGAGGAACATCTTGATCTTGCGCGGCGCGGCGGGTTCGTTCGTGTAAAGCGCGTATGTCATGATTGCGTTTCCTTTACTTATCCAATGCGCAGGGCGCGTTTACGGGTTCATCGCGATGGCGAAGCAGATCACGCCCGCGACGAACGCTGCGGCCGCCAGGGCGTCAATGATGTCTGAGATGATACGCATGTGCTGTGCTCCCCGTTTGTCTACGTTCTGAATGTAGGCGCGGCGCGTCGCCTTGTCAAGCAATGTTTTGCAAGATTCGCCAAAAAAGTTTTTGGGTCATTTGGCTGGGTCGTTTGGGTCATGCGTGGGTCATGCAAATGGTCATGCGTGACCCAATGCTAAGTGCCTGATTTCGCGACCATTGTGGAGGGGTTTAGGTATTATTGTCATTGTTTTATGTTAAGTTAGAAAAGTTATAATATAGGTATATATTCCTATGTAATATATATACAGAACTGGGGTTACCCTGAAAGCATGACCCAAATGACCCAAAGCCCTCTTTAACCCCGCGCAATCAAGCACTTACGCGTATTTCACGATTGCCAATGTCTGACCCATGCACTACCCAAAGCATGACCCAAGCTTTTCCGCCCCTGCGCCACCAGGCCGCGCGCAAGGTGCGACCCGCTTGGCAATGACAAAAATGCCAATGCAATCTTGGGTCATTTGGGCAATCTGTTTTTGCGTTGCCTAAATGACCCAAACCATGACGCACGCTTGCACAACGCCGTGCGCCTGCGCCTGCGCCTGCTGGCCAGCGCCTGAGCATGTTGCAACGCACCATGGCGGGGGGGGAGGCCCCGGCCGCGCCGGTCACCGGTCACGAAGGGTTTGCACAAACTTTTTTTTTAATTTAAAAATAACGGATGACCTGGCATTCCATTCCCCACGAACCGCGCAAACTCACCGCGACCGAGGCGCGTCTCGACGCGATCTATGACGCCGCGCGTAAAGGTCTGAAGGGCGACACGCTCGCCTTGGCGTCTGGCTTGCTGCCTACCGAGTACCGGCAACTCTGCCAATTTGACCCGCTCGCGGAACTAGCCGAACTCAAGGGGCGCGCGGATGGCGAGATGGAGCTGTCGGGCATCCTGCATGACGCCGCCCGTGGCGGAGATGCGAAGGCGGCGCTTGAGATCCTGAAGCACGTCCACGGCTGGGTGGCGAAGCAGCAGATCAGCGTAGATGTCGAGCAGCGCATCAGCATCACGGGCGCGCTTGAGATGGCGCAGACACGAGTGCTTGAGGGCCTGTACACCGTCATTGAGGACACGCACCATGCAGACGACGCAGTACAGCTCGGACGAAGAGATGCTCTTGATGAGCCAGCTCTGGTCCAAACAGATCAAGGACGACCCGCTGGCGTTCGTCCTGTTTTCGTTCCCATGGGGCCAGAAGGGAACGCCGCTTGAACATTTCACCGGCCCGCGCAAGTGGCAGCGCGAGGTGCTGCGCGAGCTAGGCGAGTCGATCAAGGCCAACGACGGCAAGATCGACTTCAACACGTTCCGCATGGCGACTTCATCGGGACGCGGCATCGGCAAGTCGGCGCTGGTAAGCTGGCTGGTCATCTGGATGTTGAGCACGCGCATCGGCGGATCGGTGATCGTGTCGGCCAACTCGGAAGCGCAGCTCCGGTCGGTCACATGGGCGGAGATCACCAAGTGGCTCAGCATGTCCCTCAACAACCACTGGTTCGAGGTCAGTGCCACACGGCTGATGCCGGCCAAATGGCTGACCGAGCTGGTCGAGCGCGACCTGCGGATGGGCACGCGCTACTGGGGCGTCGAAGGGCGGCTGTGGTCTGCGGAGAACCCCGACTCGTACGCGGGCGTGCACAACATGGCGGGCGTCATGCTGGTGTTTGACGAGGCGTCGGGCATCGACGACGCCATCTGGTCAGTGGCGGCGGGGTTCTTCACGGAGAACACGCCCAATCGGTTCTGGCTGGCGTTCTCCAACCCGCGCCGCAACAGCGGGTACTTCTACGAGTGCTTCAACTCCAAGCGGGATTTCTGGCGCAACAAGATCGTGGACGCCCGGTCGGTCGAAGGGACCGACAAGCAGGTCTACCAGCAGATCATTGACGAGTACGGCGCGGACAGCAGCCAGGCGCACGTCGAGGTGTACGGTCAGTTCCCGAACGCCTCGGATGACCAGTTCATCGGGTCGGTCACGGTAGACGAGGCCATGCGCCGCGAACGAGCCAAGGACCTGTCGGCACCCATCGTGATTGGCGTGGATCCGGCGCGGTTCGGGTCCGACAGCACGGTCATCGCCGTGCGGCAGGGCCGCGACATCATTGCGATCAAGCGGCACAAGGGCGACGACACCATGGAGACCGTGGGACGGGTCATAGAGGCCATCGAGGAGTACAAGCCAGCTATGGTAGTCGTGGACGAAGGAGGGCTGGGGGCGGGCGTCGTAGACCGCCTGAAGGAACAACGGTACAAGATCAGGGGTGTGAACTTTGGGACGAAGTCGAAGAACCCGCTCATGTGGGGCAACAAGCGTGCCGAGATGTGGGGCGAGATGCGCGAGTGGCTCAAGACGGCCAGCATCCCGAACGACCGCTACCTGAAGAGCGACCTTATCGGGCCTATGATGAAGCCTGACAGTCGTGGTACGATCTTCTTGGAGAGCAAGAAGGACATGAAATCGAGGGGGCTAGCGTCACCCGACGCGGCGGACGCCATCGCGGTGACGTTTGCGTTTCCGGTGGCCCGGCGCGAGGCCATTGACCGCAACCCGCGCAGAGGGTACTCTGCCGCTGGAATTTCAACTTCTTGGCTTGGAGCCTGACATGGCTAACACAAAACCAATTGGCGTCGCGTTCGAAGACCAGAACATCATCGGCGCAGATTACGTCTACGCTGCTGGCGAGATCGGCTACAGCGCAGCCGGTCAGGGCACGGTCACGCAGGCCACCGACAAGACCACGGGCGTGACGCTCAACAAGTCAATGGGTCGCATCACCATGAACGGCGCGGCGCTGGCGGGCAACACGGCAGTGTCGTTCACGCTGACGAACTCGCTGCTCAGCGTCAAAGACGTGATCGTTGTGTGCATCAGCGCGGGCGCGACCGCCACGGCGTACTCGGTCTACGTGTCCAGCATGACTGCTGGCTCAGCGGTCATTACGCTGCGCAACCTGACGGCGTCCACGTCATACTCGGAAGCGGTTGTGGTCAACTTTGCGATCATTCACGGCGCTCCGTAACATGCCGCTGGTCAAGTCGTCCTCCAAAGGTGCCTTCCGCAGCAACATCAAAGCGGAAGTGGCGGCTGGCAAGCCGCTCCAGCAGGCCCTTGCCATCGCGTACTCAACCAAGCGCGCGGCGGAAGCCCCGAAAGCAAAGCCTACGGCCAAAAAGGGCAAATAATGGCTGCGAACGACGTAGAAGCTGCCGGCAAGGTCTCCGAAGCTGACGACCACGACCGTCTGGCGACTATGCGCTCGCGGTTTACGATGGCGTTGTCGGCCTACTCGGACAGCCGCGAGGACGAGCTGGACGACCTGCGCTTCATGGCGGGGTCGCCCGACAACCAGTGGCAGTGGCCCGCCGACGTGCTGGCGACCCGTGGCTCCGTACAGGGCCAGACGATCAACGCGCGGCCGTGCCTGACGATCAACAAGCTGCCGCAGCACGTCCGTCAGGTGACGAACGAACAGCGCCAGAACCGGCCAACCGGCAAGGTCATCCCGGCAGACGACAAGGCCGACGTGGCCGTGGCGGAAATCTTCGACGGCATGGTGCGGCACATCGAGTACATCTCGGACGCTGACGTAGCCTACGACACTGCTTGCGACAACCAGGTCACCTACGGCGAGGGCTACATCCGCCTGCTGACGGAATACTGCCGCGAGGACAGCTTCGATCAGGATCTGAAGATCGGGCGCGTCAGAAACTCGTTTTCGGTCTACATGGACCCAACAATCCAAGACCCGTGCGGCTCAGACGCCAAATGGTGTTTCCTGACGGAAGACCTGACCAAAGAAGAATACGAGCGCATGTTCCCGAACGCCTCGCCGGTCAGCTCCATGATGTCGCAGGGCGTGGGCGACCAGTCGTTGAGCCAGTGGCTGAGCGAGGACACGGTCCGCATAGCGGAATACTTTTACATTGAACACAAGTCGGCTAAGCTCAACCTGTACCCGGACAATGTGACCGCTATCGACGGCACGCCGCAGGACAAGCAGCTTAAGCTGATGTTCCAGAAGCCGATACGCAGCCGGAATGTTGATAAAAAGCAAGTAAAATGGCTTAAAACTAACGGTTTTGAGGTCTTGCAAGAGCAAGATTGGGCCGGAAAGTGGATTCCGGTCATTCGCGTTGTCGGAAACGAGTGGGAAGTGGACGGGCAGCTCTACGTGTCCGGTCTGGTGCGCAACGCCAAGGACGCGCAGCGCATGTACAATTATTGGGTAAGCCAAGAAGCCGAAATGCTGGCTCTGGCCCCCAAAGCGCCGTTTATCGGCTACGGCGGGCAGTTTGAAGGCTACGAAAACCAGTGGAAGACGGCCAATACGACCAATTGGCCCTACCTTGAGGTCAATCCCGATGTCACAGACGGCGCAGGATCGGCTCTACCGCTGCCGCAGCGTGCTGCACCGCCGCTCGCTCAGACTGGCCTTATACAGGCTAAGATGGGTGCTTCGGACGACATCAAGTCTACCACGGGTCAGTACGACAGTTCACTTGGCGCGGCCAGCAACGAACGGTCAGGCCGAGCCATTTTGGCTCGTGAAAAACAAGGCGATACGGGTACGTATCACTACGTAGACAACCTCTCGCGGGCCATCCGCTACGTCACGCGGCAGCTCGTAGACATCATTCCTAAGATCTACGACACCGAGCGTGTCGCGCGCATCGTTGGCCTTGACGGCGAAGTCGGCATGGTCAAGGTCAACCCACAGCAGCCGGAACCTGTCAAGTCCATCGTGGACCAGACGGGCATCGTGATGGAGAAGGTCTACAACCTGTCGGTCGGTGTGTACGACGTGTGCGTCACGACCGGGCCGGGCTACATGACCAAGCGTCAAGAGGCGCTGGACGCCATGTCGATGCTGCTTCAGTCGAACCCGGACCTCTGGAAAGTCGCTGGCGACCTGTTCATCAAGAACATGGACTGGCCGGGCGCTCAGGAGATGGCCGCACGGTTTGCCAAGATCATTGACCCGAAGGTCATGGAAGGTGAAGATCAGTCCCCTGAAATGCAGCAGGCTAAGCAGCAGATTGAAGCCATGACGCAGCACATGCAGCAGATGGAAGGCATGTTGAAGCGCGTTGAGCAGTCAATGGAAGCCCAACAGCTTGACATCAAGCGGTTCGACTCGGAAGTGAAGGCATATGATGCTGAAACTAAGAGAATTTCTGCGGTGCAGGCTTCAATGTCTGAAGAGCAGATACATGACATTGTCATGGGGACAATCCACGCAGCGATTGACACAGGCGATCTGGTCAGCGGGATGCCGTCTCGTGACCAGTTGGAACAGAACGAAATGGGCGAAGCGCCTGAAGCTCCTCCGCAGATGGGTCAGCCGCCTATGGGTGAGCCGCCTGCTGGACCGCCTCCGCAGCCTGAAATGATAGGACAAGGCCAATGAAACCCGCTGAATTCATCGGTTGCATGTTCTTGGCGCGGGATGTGGCCCATTCCGTCCACCTGAACACGCGCAGCTATGCCAAACACATGGCCTTGAATACCTTCTACGACGAGATTGTCGGTCTGGCCGATACTTTTGCCGAGGCGTATCAGGGCCGGCACGGGCTGGTTGGCCCCATCACGTTGCATTCGGCCAAAAAGACATCTAATATCGTGGAGTTCCTGACCGACAGCCTGGCTGAGCTTGAAGATGCTCGGTATAAGGTCTGTAACAAGGACGAGACGGCCATCCAGAACATCATCGACGAGATCGTCGGTCTGTACCTGACGACCCTTTACAAACTTCGCTTCTTGGCGTGAGGCTCTGATATGGAACTTTTGAACCCGCTTATCGGCGACCAGTTTGTAGCGCGCTCGGTGTCCTTCACCGGCACCGCTGGCTCGACTGGCACTTGGCCCGCTGGCCCGCAGGGCGTCGTCGTCTGGTCCGATCAGGCGTGCTACATCTTGGTTGGCGAGGGCGTGACCGCCACGACAGCCAACGGCACACCGCTCCCGGCCAACACGCCGGTTCCTTTCGTCGTACCTAGCGGCACAGGCGCGCCTTGGCGTGTCAGCGCCATACAGGTCAGCACGGGCGGCACGCTGTACGCGAAGCCGATCAACATCCGATGAGCTTTGGCATCCCCGTCCGAAACGGTCTTGGGCTTGGTCTGCTGGCGTCCACGTCGCTGGCAACCGGGGTTGTTTCTTTTGGCCCCGGTCCCACGGGCAACGGCCTCGTCTGGGGCGCGGGCAACTACCTTGTCTGGGACACCGGCAACTTCTTGACTTGGGGTTAACACATGACGGACATCAACCTTAAGACCCTCACGCCCGACACGTCGCTGCCGACGACGGGGTTCCTGTTTGGTGCGGACAGTCAGGCGTCTACCAACCCGTCCGTCTACTCAACCCAGACTGTCGCCACAACGCTGCTGGGGTCCACGTCGCTGACGGGTGACACGCTGACGGCGAGCGCGCCCGTGCTGAACTTGGCCCAGACTTGGAACAATGCAGCGGTTACGTTTACGGGCATCAAGTACAATGCGACCAGCACCGCTTCGGGCGGCTCGTCGCTGCTGATGGACCTTCAAGTTGGTGGGGTATCTCTTTGTAATGTTGATAAGACTGGGGGCATAAATACGCAGGGAACTTTTACTAGCCTCGCAACACAACCGTTTTCTGCGGGCGCTTTTGGGTGTAGCACGCGGCTTAACGCCTCTGGTTTTAAATTTAGCGCTGCCGTTTTGGTCGGATGGACCACTACCATTGGCGAAAGTAATGACCCGCTTGACCTTACATTGCGCCGCCGTGGAGCAGCCAACCTCCAGCTTGGAGCCTCAGACGCAGCCTCGCCCATAGCTCAGAAGCTTTCCGTCCAGTCTGTTGTGGCGGGCGGTGCAACAAATACCGCAGGTCAAGATTTTACAATTACCGGCTCACAAAGTACGGGATCGGGTGTTGGTGGCAGCATTATCTTTCAGACAGCGGCCGCTAATTCGGGCGGCGGCGCGGGCATTCAAAATACGCTGGCCAATGCTATGGTCATTGACAGCGTCAAAACTGTCCGCCTCGGCACCGGCTACACGGTTGCCACGCTTCCGGCGGCTGGAACGGCTGGCCGTCGCACCTATGTAACGGACGCCTTAGCGCCTGTTTACCTTGGAACTTTGACCGGCGGCGGCGCTGTCGTC